ATCAAATGCTAAGAGCTATGCTGATGGTCTAGCATCAAACTACGATGCTGCAGGCGCAGCTTCACAAGCATTAACAGATGCTAATGACTACACAGATGGATACGTAGGAGCAGTTCTAGACGGATCAGAACCATTTACAGCAATTAATGTAAACTCTGTTTCATTACAAAAAGCAGTTCAAAGTTTAATTGCTACAGCTCAAAATGGATCATCTATGCTATCTTGGGCAAAGTCAGATTATGCATCAGCAAAGGCGTGGGTTAAGTTTGCAACAGCAACACACTCACAAATTTCAGAAATCTTATTAACAACAGATTCATCAAACAACATAGCAATTACAGATTTTGCTGAGGTTGGAACTAATGGATCTCTTGGAACAATTACAGCTTCTTACCTTGCAGGTAACATTGCAATTGAAGTAAATACTGTTTATGCAAATACAACAGTAACTGTAGTAGCAACATTAATTAAATAATTAAATAAAAGGCTAGGGGGGAGCCTGAATCTCCCCAACAAAAACAATTAGGGGATATGTGAACTTAAATGTCAACAACAAATAAAAATTTTAAAGTTAAAAATGGTCTCAATGTAGGCGGAACTGCCACATTTGATACAGACATAGTATTAGGTTCAGCCCCTATTTCTTTTGATACACAAACAAACAGATTAAAAATTCAAATAAATGGAACATGGACTCCTGTAGCATTTTTAGGAGATGTTCCAGATTTAACAAATATGCTTACATTTATGGATATTGGTTTATCTATTGATTATAATGGACAACCAGTATACATTGTTCAAGGCAATGGAATTACAATTTCTGGAGATAGTAAGTTTGTAGATGGTAATACACCTACACCTTATATTCCAGATTATATATTTGATTCTGGAGCTTTAGTTTAAATAAAATAATGCTATACTTAGCAAATAAGGGGTAATAAATATGTCAACAGTAAGAATTCAAGTACGTCGAGGAACCGCAGATCAATGGTCTGACGTAAACCCAATTTTAGCGGCGGGAGAAATGGGTCTTGAATCCGACACCAACTTTATAAAGTTCGGTAATGGAACAAGTCATTGGGTTGATCTTGCATATGCTAACGAACCACTTTCAGATTTACAAAATACATTAGCTGATTACGTATTAGTTTCAGATGTAGGAAATGCAGGCGGACCAGCTAAATTAGATGTAGATGGTAACTTATTGGTTCCTAAATCAAGCATTATTTTAGAGGGATCAACAGCAAATGATTATGAAACAACTTTAACAGTAACAGATCCTACAGCAGATAGAACAATTACATTTCCAAATGCTACAGGTACAGTAGCTTTAACATCAGATTTAAATGCATATGCAACAACACAAGCATTAAATTCTGTTGTTGCATCATTAAATGTTCACCAAGCAGCAGATGTTGCTACAACACAAGTGCTTTCTGCCACATATGCAGCAGGAACATCAGATTTACATGGCGGAACAGGTATTGGCGCAAAATTAACAATGAATGCCAATGGCGTATTAATAATTGATGGATATACTGTTAGACTCTATGATAGAGTATTAGTAAAAGACCAATCAGATTTAAAACAAAATGGTATATATGAAGTAACAAGACTTGGTACACCATCAGTAGCAGCAATTCTTACAAGATCTATAGATTATAATAACTCAGTAGATCAAACACCAGGAGATGTTGCTAAAGGTGACGTTATTTTTGTAAGCAATGGAACAACTAATACATTAAAACAATTTTCACAAATGCTTGAAGGAACCAATACGGATCAAACTGTCAAAATTGGAACTGATAATATTGAATTTACTCAAATTTCAGGAACTGCTACATTAAAAGAAGGAACTGGTATCACTATATCAGCAGATACAATTTCTGTAAATGATACAGTATTTCTTTCAGTAGCAAATGCACAATCAACATATTTAACACCAGGAACTGCAGCTAGTACTTACTTAACACAAACAGATGCAGCATCAACATATTTAACATCAACAAATGCAGCTAATACTTATTTAACACAAACAAATGCTGGTACAACATATTTTGCAAAAAATACAACTGCAATTGCAAATTCAAATATAGCTTCAAATGCAGCAATTGATAAAAATAAAATTTCTGGAGTTGCTATAACTCAAGCAGATTCTGGTACTGTAACAAATACAATGCTTGCTGGATCTATCTCTAACGATAAATTAGCAGGATCAATTGCTAATAATAAATTAGCAAATTCAACAATTTCAGGTAAATCATTAGGTTCTAATTTAGATACATTAACAATTGGAACTGGTCTAAGTGGAACTTCTTACAATGGTGGATCAGCAACAACAATTGCAGTAGATTCAACAATTGCCACTAAGACATATGCAGATAGCGCAGTGTCTACACATTCATCATCTACAACATCTGTTCATGGAATTTCAGATACTTCCGCATTAGCTACAAAAACATATGCTGATTCAGCAGTATCTACTCATTCATCTGCCACAACAAATATTCATGGTATAACAAATACAGCAGATTTATTATTAAAATCTGGTGGAACAATGACAGGTGCACTAACATTATCAGGAGCACCAACATCTGATCTTCATGCAGCAACTAAACTTTACGTTGATGGTATTGCTGCTGGAATTAACTTTCACGCAGCAGTAAAAGCAGCAACTACAACCAACTTATCTACTAACTACAGCAACGGTACAAATGGTTATGGTGCAACCCTCACTGCTGATACTAACCGTGCATTTACAACACTTGATGGTGTTTCATCATGGTCAGTTGGAGAAAGAGTTCTTGTTAAAGATCAAACAACTGCAACACAAAATGGTATTTATACATTAACTACAGTTGGATCAGGATCCACTCCATGGGTACTAACTCGTGCAGCAGATGCTGACAATAATCCAGCAGGAGAACTTACAACTGGAGACTTTTGTTTCGTAACTTCTGGAACAACAAATGGTTCTAAAGGATTTATTCTTAATACAACTGGAACAATTACACTTGGAACTACAAATGTTAACTATACACAGTTTAATGCTTCTGAAGCAATTACTGCTGGTACAAACATTAGCAAAAATGGAGCAACAATATCTGTTGTAGATACTCCAACATTATCAGGAGTAACATTTTCAGATGGTACACAAACTAAAGAAGGTGTTCCTTCAAGAACTCCAATTATTTCAAAAACTGAAAACTATACTCTTACAAATCTATCTGAAAGAGACTCATTAATTGAGGTAGATTCAACAAGCCCTGTAACAATTACAATTCCAACAAATTCAGAAGTTGCTTTCCCAGTAGGAACAACATTAGATATACTTGGAGTTAATACAGGATTAATTACAATTGCAGGAGATACTGGCGTAACTGTAAATGCTACCCCAGGATTAAAATTACGTACTCAATGGTCATCATGTACATTATTTAAGCGTGGAGAAAATGCTTGGGTAGTATATGGTGACTTGAAGTCTTAAGGAGATAAATAAATGAGTAAAAAAGTTGGTAGACATTCACAGTCAGCAAATGACTTTTTAGAACCAAAACCAGTAGTAAATTTAACAGCTACAGACGTTGGAACAAATAGAGCATTTAATAATGGTGCGGTAAATCTTTCTTGGGAACTGCCAGCGGGTTCACCAGCTGCAACTTCTTACTCAATTACAACAAATCCTAGTACATCAACATATACAACCTCAGATACTTCATATCAAGTAACAGGTTTATCATCTTCTACATCATATACATTTTTAGTTGCTGGTATAAATGGAGCAGGAACATCTGCTGCAACAGAATCTAGCTCTACACTAGTCACTACAGTTCCAGCAGCACCAACTTCTGCAAGTGCATCTTCACCAAATGTTAATCAAGACGTAGTTTCTTGGTCGGAAGGATCTTCTGGTGGTAAAAATATTACAAGTTATACTGTAGTTTCATCAGATGGTCCTACATATACAAATCAAACATCACCAGCAACAATTGCAGAAACTGGTGGAACATCACAGACATATAATATTTATGCAATTAATGATAATGGAACATCAGAAGCTGCAACAACAGATTCAATAACAACAACAGCACCATTTTTCCCTCCATACTTTCCATACTTCCCACCATACTTTCCTTATTTCCCACCATACTTTCCTTATTTCCCATTCTTTCCACCATACTTTCCACCATTCTTCCCATACTTTCCATTCTTTCCACCGTTCTTCCCACCATTCTTCCCACCATTCTTCCCACCATTCTTCCCACCAAGATTTGGTCCATATTTCGTAGGTAGATGTGTTGATGAAGACACTTTAATATTAACTAGTAAGGGGTTAGTTCCTGCTAAAAATATACAAATGGGAGACTCACTACTAACTGTTGATATCCAAGCACTAGAATCAGGTCAAGGTACATTTGATTTAAATACTACAGACTTGAATATCAATACAAATTTTGTAATGACAGAAATTACAAATATAATCGTTGCTCAAAAAGCAGATAGAGTATATTTTAATAATGACTACGCAAATCAATTTACTGAAACTCATCCAATATTTATAAAGAGAAATTCAGAATACCGTGTAGTAGAAGCAGCAAATGTTGTAGAAGGAGATATAATTATAATTATAAATCTAGATAAACTACACGAATCAGTTACAACAAAAGAAGCAGTTTCTGAAATAGAAGTAACATCTGTACATAAAGAAACTTTAGATACTCCAAAAGATGTCTATACCTTCAGTTGTGATCCATATAACTGGTACTTTGCTGGTAATATACTAACTCACAATAAGTAATTAATTAGTAACCAAAACCCCCTCAAAGGGGGTTTTGGTATTCTTGACAATAATAAATATATTTACTATAATGTATTTCTAAGAGAAAGATATATAATGCAAAATCATTATGATATAGATAATAATCCTTGGTTTACAAAAGATAGATCAGAGTCTGCCTCTGTTAGAGTAAATAGATCATTTAAAAATATTAATGTTTCTAATCCTGGTATTGGATTAAATATTTATGAATCTGCAATTCCTGCTAATATTAGACAAAATGCAATTAAAACATTAGAAGATAAATTAACTAATGGATCTAAATACAAGTGGTCAGAAGCACAAGTTACAAATTCTAATAAAGCAATTAAAAGTGCTAGAGATTGTGTTGACTTTAAATTTAAACCAGAAAATTTAGGACCTAGAGACGACAATAATTCAGATCTTCTTGATATGCATAAATCAATATATGATATTTTAAAATCATGTGTTGATGATTATTGTCAATATTGGGGAATTAATGTTGTCTACTATGAAGCATTTAATTTTGTAAAATATACTGGTCCTGGACAACACTTTAGAGTACATGCTGATCATGGTCCAGCATATAACTGCACTGTATCCGCAGTTATTTATTTAAATGATGATTATGAAGGCGGGGAAATTGCATTTCCTAGACTTGATAAGTTAGTTTATAAGCCAAAAGCTGGCGACATAGCAATTTTTCCATCAAATTACATATACGAACATTCCTCAGAACCAATGATTTCTGGAGATAAATATTCAGTTGTTGTAATGATGGATATTAATTTATTAGCACACTAAGGAGAAAAAATGGAAAACAAAATGACTTGGAGCTCGGTAGAAGATTTAGGACATGGTATATTTGTATATAGAGATGTTTTATTAAAAGAATTAAATGTTATTGAAAGATTAGAAAAAGAATTAGATGGCAAAAATCCTGGATATACATGGCAACCAGCTTATGTTGGGTATCAAGAAAGAATGCCAAACTACAGAGATTGTGTTGATTTTAAATTTAAAAAAAGTGATATAGAACACGATAAGTCTGAAGTTTCATTAGCATTGCAACAAATTTGGCAAGATTGTTATGATAGACAGGCACCAGCAGTTGCAGATTATTGTAAAAAATTTAATATTCATCAATTAAGATATTGGGAAGCATTTAACTTTATTAAATATGAACCAGGACATCATTTTATGGAGCATCATGACCATGGATTTTCTTATAATTGTACGGTATCTCTTGTTGGATATTTAAATGACGATTATGAGGGTGGAGAGCTTTATTTTAGATTACAAGATTTAAATATAAAACCAAAAGCTGGAGATTTATATATATTTCCTTCAACATACATGTATCCGCATCAAGCAAAAGTGGTGCATTCTGGAACTAAGTATTCTTTAGTAACCATGTTAGATTATAGCGCTAAATTTCATACTCAACAAATGTATGAAGATAGCGGAAATTAATGCCAATATTAACGGCATATAAAACTAATCCAAACTCTTTTATAATCGAACCACTTTCAGTTAAAAGAGATTGGATGGAGAATACTCCAGAAAAACATGCCTATCATTGTTTTCCTGTAACTATGGCAAATACAATAGGTTGGACCTTATCCTCACCAGTAGATATATCTTTTACTTGGAATGGAATAACAGATACCACACCAGATACTGTAAAAATTTTATCTGGAGAACAGTATGCTTATACTGGAAGAGGTCAAGGAACAATTAGTTTTATGACTGGTTTAATTTTTAGATCAGAAAAAAATGTTAGTTTATTTACAATTACCTGCCCTAATTATTTTAATCAAGATTTTGAAGTAATGTCTTCATTAATAAGTACTTCATTTTATCCTAATGAATTGCCTTTAGCAATAAAAGCAAAAACACCAAATAAAGAAATAACTATAAAAGCTGGCGAACCAATTGCTACTATTATTCCAATTTCATTAACTTCTTTAAAAGATGAATCTATAGAAATAAAAGATTTTATTTTTACTGAAGAATACACTAATGCTCAAAGAAAATATGGTGAAGCTGCACAGGTAATTAATAAATCTGGTAAATGGACAGACTGGTATAGAGATGCTATTAATGAAGAAGGATTATCTATAGGAGAGCATGAAGTTAAATCATTAAAGTTAAAGGTTATAGATAATTCAAGGAAAAATAATGGCTAATAAAATTAAATTTGTTTCAAATAGACCATGGTTGAAAAAAGATAGTGCTTCCGTCCCAACACCAACAATAAAAGAAATTCCAGAATGGTTTAGAAAAGCAGATAGATTTGCCATAAATCCTATGACAAAAGATTATTGGATAGGCCCAGACGGAGGAAAAATTCCAACTTGGAAAGCTTGCCCAGCACTGTTTGATATATTAAGTACAGGATATGTTTTAAAAACACCATGTGATTTAAAATTTTATTTAAAAAATTCAAAAATAGCTGTTGAGATATCTGACCCTAAGTATAAAGATTTTTGTACAGAAAGACCATTTATGCCACAATTTGTTCATCCACAAGGATACTATCAAGAACACTTTGCATGGTTTCCAGATTGGGCAGTGGAATTACCAGAAGGGTATAGTGCATTATATACTCATCCATTAAATAGATTTGATTTACCATTCTTTATGACAACTGGCATTATTGATAATGATAAGGTTAAATTACCTGGGACTATGCCATTTTTTATAATTAAGGGATTTGAAGGAACTATTCCTGCTGGAACCCCGTATGCTCAGATTATTCCATTTAAAAGAGAAGATTGGAAATCTGAAATTATTATTGAAGATATTAAAAATATAAACAAAAAAAACCAAGATAATAGTAATACTTATAGAATTAAAGATGGTGGATTTTATAAAAATAATGTATGGTCTAAAAGAAATTACGATTAGGATGGTATAATCAATATATGGATAAAGAATTAGCTAATGGCTCACAAAATTGGGAAAATCGTGTTTCAATAACTCCACCAGGATTTTTTGGAACATCTGCAAGTAATATTCAAGTAAGAGAAAATTTTATGACAGAAGAAGAAAGAGAGTTTCTTTTATCTGCTGCTAAATCAATTGATTCGTGGGACAGAACTGAAACCCATTATAATGATGATGGTGTAATTATTTATGATGCTTCGTATTGGGATAATAGAGTTGCATCAAGACCAATTTTAGATAAAATTGATCCTCAAATTTCAATTGTTATAGAAAATATGGTTAATAGATTTAAATTAGAAGTAGATAAATTTTTTCAAGTTGATGCCAAACCCACAAGCCCAGCTATAGTAAGATGGATGGCAGGATATAGGCAAGAACCACATGCAGATAAACAATTACAAAATGGAGAACCAAATGATTTTCCATGGTATGACTTAGCTGGTCTTTTTTATTTAAATGACGACTATGAAGGTGGAGAATTATATTTTATAAATCAAGGTGTTGAATTTAAACCAAAACCAGGAGCAGCTTATTTTTTTCCAGGAGATGTAGGATATAGTCATGGAGTTAGGGAAATTACTAATGGAATTAGATATGTTATCCCATTCTTTTGGACTATTTTAAAACATACTGGGGAAAGACAACCATGAGTAAGAATTTAAACTTTATTACTTTATATCCAAAAATACATATGTATAAGAATGTATTTAAAGATGTAGACTCTTTTTTAGAAAATGCAAAAAAATGTGAAATTTGGGAACAATGGTATACATTTGGAGATATGCTTGCTCTTCAAGAGGCACCAATTAAATTTAATAATTTTCCAACAAAAGAAGAATATGTTAATGCAAGATCATGGCAGGCAGAAAATGAAAATGATAAATTAAGAAATGAACTTACTGAAGAAGTAGGAGAAATTTTTTATGATGTAACAAACCATTTCCTATCTACATACCCAGAAATTAAATTTTCTAATTGGGTAAAAAATCCAGCATCAATTAATAAATATACTAATAATGCAGGTATATCAGAAAATTATGCAATGAATTACCATACAGACTTTGTTGAGGCTGAAAAAGATTGGCCAGGGTCTAAATTTTCAATAACTACAACTTTTTATTTAAATGACACATATGATAATGGTGAAATATGTTTTAAAATTAATGATGAATATATTTCTTATAAACCACAAAAGGGTGATGTCATAGTATTTCCATCAAGCCCACCATACTACCATGCAGTAAGAAAAGCCAGTGGTTCTGATAGGTACATGATTAGATCTTTTTGGCAATTTGACTACGATGGTTCTTCAGAATGGATTGAGGGTCAAAATAAATATGGAAAAGATAAATGGGATGAAATGGAAAAAGAAAGAATTAAAGGTATTAGATTTAATTATCAATTTGATGGAGAAAGTTTTCATGAATTTTTTGGTAAAGATAATGGAATTTATAGATGAAGCAATGCGTATGCGGAAGATCTGCAACATATCCATATTGCGATGAAACACATAAAAAGAAAAGGAAACCAGAAATGAAAAATGGAATGATTGATATTATAGATCCATCTAAATTTATTATTTTACAAGATGAAGAAATCCCAGAAAATAAAAGAGGAGTTCTTGGAGTATCAACAAATAAAATTTTAGAAATACCAAATTTTGTAGATCCAGATGTTGTTCCTAAAATGATTAATTTTTTTGAAAATTGTGATGTTGAATGGGGAGATATTGCTTTTTATGGATCATCTGGAAAAGGAATTAAAACTGATTCTGCAACCATGGAAAAATTTGGATTGCCAGATGGATTTTTTGATAAATTAAAAGATAAATATCAAGAAGCTATACAAACTGTTTTTGGTAGAGAAGTTAGAGCAAATACATCTCATGCACAAAAATGGGATGTTGGCGGATTTGCATCACCACACTCAGATAACTCAGATAATGATGGAAAACCAAATGCTTTTGAAATAAATAAATATGTTGGAATTCTTTATCTAAATGATGATTACGAAGGTGGAAATTTATACTTTTGCGATAAAGATAATGAAATGAATCCATATTTATCATTTAAGCCAAATGCGTATTCTTATTATGTATTTCCTGGAGGATATGAAAATATACATGGAGTAGCAGAAATTACAAAAGGAACTAGGTATACAATGGTTTCATTTTGGGATTTTGCAGATTTAGTATATGATGAAGAAACATTAGATCGCTGGAAAGAAGAAGAAAAACAAGTAAGAATTGAACAGGCTGCTCAAAAAGAAGAATGGCTAAAAGGAAATAAATATGCTTAATCTTCAACAATATGAAAAAATACATTATTATAAAAATGTTATTTCTGAACCAAATAAATTAATTGAATTAATTGAATTATCTGATAATAATTTAACAGAAAATTCAAGTATTCCAAAATGGAAAGAATGGTCTGCAAGTGGAGATGTTGCATATTTATTTGGATATCAAAAAAGATTTAATGATAATGTAGATAACGATCCAGACTCAGATATTCAAACAATAAATAACACTCTTAAAAGTGCTATTATAAATGCATCAGAAGATTATGCAAGAATTCATAATATTAATATTGGTTCTTTAACACCTTTATCTATTAGTAAATATTCAACTGGTAAATCCATGGGGCCTCATGTAGATGATTACGGTAACGGCGATGACCCAAATATATCAGTTGTTCTATATCTTAATGATAACTATGAGGGCGGAGAACTATTTTTTAAAGAGCAAGGCATAAAGATAAAGCCAGAAGCAGGAAGTATTATTATATTCCCATCAGTAGATCCTTACTACCATGAGTCATTGCCAGTTACTTCTGGTATAAAATATATGTGTCCTGGATTCTGGCGTAAAACTAACAAGGTGGTATAATTAAAAAATGGGTTCAACAGGCAAAGGTTTTAGATATCCTCAATACACAGACACACCAGATATTCCAAGAGATCTTACATATCTAGCTGAGGATGTAGATGCATATTTAGATGCACATCCAGGTCCACAGGGCGAAAAAGGCGACAAGGGTGAAAAAGGTGATACTGGAAATGCAGGCCCAGCAAACGTTTTAACATTAGGAACAGTAGCAACTGGTAATGCAGGATCATCTGTTCAAATAACAATAACTGGTACGTCACCATCTCAAACAATTAATTTTACAATTCCTCGTGGTGATAAAGGCGATACTGGTGCCACTGGTGCAACAGGTCCACAGGGCGAAAAAGGCGACAAGGGTGATACTGGTGCAACTGGCGCAACAGGCGCAACAGGTCCACAAGGTACTGGAGTTAATATTCTTGGATCATACTCATCACTTTCTGCATTACAAACAGCACATCCAACTGGTTCATTAGGAGATGCGTATTTAATTTCTGGCGCTTTATATGTTTGGTCAGTAAATACATCTGCATGGTTAAATGTTGGAACAGTTCAAGGACCACAAGGACTAAAAGGCGACAAGGGTGATACTGGAGAAACTGGACCAAAAGGCGATAAAGGAGATACTGGTGCTACTGGTGCTACTGGTGCCACTGGTGCCACTGGTTCACAAGGACCAGCAGGACAAGATTTAACCTCAGTATTTACTATTTCTCAAAAATCATCCAATTATACTTTAATATCATCAGACTTAGGTAAGTTAATTGAAATGTCTAGTGGGGGAACAATAACAGTACCAACAGATTCTGAAACATTTGCTAATGGATCTACTGTAGATATTATTCAAACGGGATCATCACAAGTTACAATTGCAGGAGATTCTGGTGTAACAGTAAATGGAACTCCTGGATTAAAATTAAGAGCACAGTGGTCCTCAGCAACATTAATAAAACGAGGTAATAATCTTTGGGTTTTAACTGGCGATTTGAGTTCTTAAAATGGCAAAAGATCTTGGCAGTAAAAAAGGTACAAGAAAAGTAACTGTACCAAATATCAGTACATTGTCTATTACAGATGCAAGAACAGCATTAACAAATATAGGATTAAACTATTCTGATTCTAGTACAACTACTGCAACATCAGGAGATGATGCTAAAGTATTCAGTCAATCACCAACAGCTGGCACAATAGTATTATTAGGAAGTACTGTATCTATAGGTTATTATACATATGTTGCTCCACCATTTTTTCCATATTTTCCATATTTTCCAAATTTTGGACCATATTTTGCTCCACCATATTTTCCATATTTTGCATGTAATCCATTACAAGGTACAGGATGTTTAAGAACAGCACCAGGTTCTGGTGGAAAAACATGTTATTATGATTCTGTATATGATTGTTCTGGATCATGTTCTGGTGGATCATTATTATTTTGTTTATAAAGAAAGGGTAATATGTCATACTATTTAAAAGTATTAAAAGATTATCCAATAGGATTTTGGCAACTAGATGATGTTGCTGAAAATCCTTCATTTGATTTTAATGACATATTAAATACTTTTGCTACATATCAAGATTTATTAGATGAATATAGTCAATATGGAAACATTAATTATTTAGCAACAGATAGTTCTGGATGTGGTAATAATGGTTTATATATTGGAAATTTTACTAATAGTAAACAGCATTTACCATTATCTCCAGGAGGACAATATGCTGTAGATATTACATCTTCTAAAAGTATAGAATTTCCTATTATAAATAGTTATTATAAACAAATAGCACCTGGCGGATTTGCAACTAAGTATTATAATGATAATGACTTTACCCTAGAATGTTGGATTAACCCAGAAATTATTACAAATAATTTAACTACAATATTTGGAGATCCAGTAAATAATATTGGTATATTTTGGCAAGATGGAAATATAATATTTAAATTAGGTATAGATGAATTAGAATATACAATTCCTTTTATAAATAAATCATTTCATATAGTATGTGTATATTCTGTATCTCAAGCTTTTATTTATATAAATGGAGAACTTGTAGCAAGTAAAACCCTATCAAATAATTTATTTATAAATAATAGCCTTTTGTTAAAATCTGGACCAACTCAAAATATAAAAGATGTATTTTTGGCAGATGATTTTGCGGTATACAGATATTCATTATCTCAATCGCAAATTTTAGACCACTATAATGATAAAGGATACACGATACCTTCTCAAATAGTAAGTCCAGACAATGGAGAAATATTTGAATTTTATGATAATAATATTAGTACATCATTTAGATATTCATATCCATTAAATAAATCTTGGGAATACTTTTTAAGCACTGATTTGATATATAATCAAGAAAAAGAATATATACAAATGGCACAAACAATAGATGCAGTTTCTAAGACTGTTGTATTTAAAGATTTAATTTCAATACCAAACGGAATTCCAATGGATTCTTCAAAAATAGAATGGTATGGTAATAATGGTATTGTAGTGGAAACAAGTTTTGATGATGAAATTTATGAACAATGTGTAAATGGAGAATCTATTCCACAATATAAATATTCTGATTTTAGTAGTCAAAGAGCCATTTGGATAAAAGTTACAATGTACTCACCAGATGCTTCTAGATATTTACCGAGACTAGATACTTTATCTATATATTTTTATAATGAACAAATAATGTATTCTAAAAATGGCATAAGCTATATATCAAAAATTGATAATTGTGATTATTATTTAGGACTTAATAAATACCCAATAATGTCTAAAGATTTTAGAAATGGTTTATCTATACCAGAAGATTCTGGATTTAATTTAAATTTAAATAATAATATAAAAAGTATTGAATTTTTTTATACACCATTTTTCTTATTACCATTAATTGATAGTCAAATTATAGATGTTTCAGCATCTGAAAATAGTATTATAAATGCAGAAATTAATACTAACTCAGTAACATCAGACGTCATACCAGCGGAAACAACAATTTTATCATCTAGAGCTTATGGTTTAATTTTACAAGATTTAACTCAAACAGAATACCTTTGGGACAATGTTGGAAATATTACTAAAAATAACATTCAGTCTATATATGTAAATGGCGTGGACATGACAGCAGAAACCAATATTTTAGATATATTTGTAAGTGATAATTTACACCATGTTGTTATTAATTTTGAAGACCCAATAACTGGTCAGCTATTAATTAATAAACCTTCAGATACAGCAATTAAAGCCCTATATCAATATATGTCTTTATATCAATATAATTTAAGTTTAAATAAAATTAATAGTCATTTTAATTTATATACTGGAAAAGACTCGTATCAAACCCTGGGAGTTAGACTGGCAATGTCAGAAAACTCTATTAACCTATATAATAATGACTGGCTTGTGATACAAAACGTATAAATTTGTCACAATGGTTGACAAAAAGATGGACTTTAACCCAAAAGAATGGTAGAATTAATACCTAATGGATATTAAAAGAATAAATCAGCAGGTCATAGAAGAGACCACACTTGGAATTTATGTCTGGGAAATGCCAGATGGACGTTGGATTGGCGATGATGATGGTAATTATTTATCTATTACTTCTAAAAAGGGAAATCGTTCTAGAATGGATGCTCTTGCAAGAGAAGTAAGATCATACGGTATTTATGAGGGACAACCAAAATTTTTATCTGGTAGACGTAAAATTGATGATGAAGAGTTCCAATACCAAAAACAAAGACTTGAATGGGGTTTAACACCAGATCCACTTGATATTGGTGTTTATAAAGATTCATTAAAAAATGGAGGAAAACCATAATGGAATTTATTGACGATGAACAAGACTCATCACAAAGAATTGATATTTCAAATTCTGCAGATTGGGTAAAGTTTAATAATAGGGAAGTATCTCTTAATACTGACCCATTTAATATTGAAGGCGAAGAATTAAAAAAAGTTAATGGATTAGGAACATCTTTCCGTAGAAAAATGTCTAGAGAGTTTTCAAAACGTTTTGTTGGTCAAGAAGGAACTGCAACACAACAGAATTTACTACAACAAGCAGTTACTGGTTATGCAATGTTCGATCTTGTGCAACCACCATATAATTTAGAATATTTATCTCAAATTTATGAAATATCTCCATATAACTATGCAGCAATTAATGCAAAAGTTGCAAATATTGTAGGTCTTGGATATACATTTTCTGAAACAAAAAAAGCTAATGATGCATTAGATGGAATTGATGATCCAAAACAATTAGAACGTGCTCGTCGTAAATTAAATAAATTACGTCAAGATTTAGATAATTGGTTAGAGGAAACAAATGAAGAAGAGACATTTACAGAAACTTTAATTAAGGCATATACAGACCTAGAAGCTACAGGAAATGGCTTTATTGAAATTGGTAGAACCACCGCAGGTAATATTGGATATATTGGACATATCCCAGCAAAAACAATGCGTGTACGTCGCCTACGTGACGGATTTATTCAATTACTTTATGGTAAGGCTGTATACTTTAGAAACTTTGGAGATACAGAAACACCTAATCCAATTTCAGGAGTAGAAGATCGTCCAAATGAAATTATTCATTTAAAGAAATATACACCAATGAATAACTACTACGGATTACCAGATATTGTTGCTGCACAAAATGCAATGGCAGGAAATGAATTTGCTGGTAAATATAACTTAGATTATTTTGAAAATAAAGCAGTACCTCGTTATATTATTACAGTAAAGGGTGCAAAGTTATCCCCAGAGTCAGAACGTAAATTACTTGAATTTTTCCAAGTAGGTCTAAAAGGTAAAAACCATAGATCACTTTATGTCCCACTTCCAGCAGACACATCAGACTCTAAGGTTGAATTTAAAATGGAACCAATTGAAGCAAATGCTCAAGAGTCTTCATTTAACGTATATCGCAAATCAAATAGAGATGAAATATTATTAGCCCATAGAGTTCCTATTTCTAAATTAGGTCTTCCTGAAGGAGTTAATTTAGGACCAGCTAGAGATGCAGATAAAATGTTTAAAGAACAAGTTTGTCGTCCAGCTCAAGATATTTTAGAAAAGAAATTAAATAGAATTATTGCAGAAAAAACAGATGCTTTAATTCTTAAATTTAATGAATTAACATTAACAGATGAAGATACTCAGTCTAAAATTGATGAAAGATATTTAAGAATGCAGGTAATTACCCCTAATGAAGTTAGAATTAGAAAGGGCATGATTCC